AAGTCGGCGACTGCGTTACCGATTACCTCGCGTTTGCATACGAAGACCTGAACAAGCTCGTGACTGGCGAACTGACGTTTGCCCAGGTGCGCGACAAGGTCATCGAGAACGACGCCGAAGTGCAGGCGATCAAGCAGGTCGAGCGCATGGAGCAGGTTCGCAAGGAGCAGGAGCAGTGGGCCCGCATCGAGCGCCGCGCGTTGGATCGCCAGTTTGGGGTGCTGCTGTGAGCACGCTGACTATGACCGGGCGTCTCGAAGCGCTCAAACGGTCGCTCGAGGCAGCGCAGGGCGCGAAGCAGTCGCCGGTCCCGGCCAGTATCCGCCAGCAGCACGACCTCTACGTGCAAGGCCTGAGCGACGGCGTGCAGCTGGCGATCGATGCGATTGCGAGCGAACTGCGAGCGATCGATGCCGGCGAACTGGCAATTCACCAATAAACCAACCGCCGGCGGCGCCGGCCAGAACGAGGAAGCGAATATGGATATTAAGAATGCTGGCGGCCCAGCATTTCCATGCCCAGAGAATGCAGACGAATGGGGCATGACGCTGCGCGACTACTTCGCAGCGAAAGCTCTGGATGCGCTGATCCTCAAGGACCACAAGGAGCACGAGCATCGCGGCGCCCGAGGTGTTCCAGTTTTGGCGAAGTTTGCCTACGAATATGCTGACGCCATGCTCACGGAGCGCGCCAAATGATCCGCTTTCTCCTCCTGCATCGCATGGACTGGACCGACGAGCATCCGTCGTTCGGCCTGATCGGCTTAGGCGTGATGGTGATCCTGGGCGGCGTTCTCTCGGGGCTGATGCCATGAACGAACGCCAGCTCCTCGCCGCCAAGATCAAGCTCGCCGGCTTCCTGCTTCTGGCGATTGTCGACACCGTGATCATTTTCCGGTGGCCGACATGATCTGGTTAAACAAAAACGATCTCAAGCTGATGCGCGATGCACTTGCTAGCAATGGCGGCGGAGTCAATTCGGATTTCTACCCCGAAGCTGTCAAGAAGCGTCTGATGAAGGCTGGCCTGATTCAGTGGAAGCCGAATCAGCACAAGAGCAACCACTTCGCATCTCTGCTGACGATTACTGCGACCGGCAAACGAGAACTTGAGGAGTTGACATGATCCGAGACTTCGCCCGAGCCTTCGTATTCCTCGTGCTGCTCTTGCTGGCATATGCCGATGTGGCGCAGAGGGATGAGGCAAACGTACCTGAATGGAGTAACAAATGAACGACGTAATCGAAATGCAGCCGAAAGGAACCGCCGTCATGGCGCAGGGTTCCGGTGCCGTAACGCCAATCGATCTGCTGCGCCATGCAATGGATAGCGGTGCGGATCTGGACCGCCTGGAGCGCCTGATGGACCTGCAGCAGCGCTACGAGGAGAATGAGGCTCGCAAGGCTTACGTTGCCGACATGGCCGAGTTCAAGCGCAATCCTCCGGAGATCATCAAAGACAAGCAAGTTAGCTATACCGGAAAAGACGGCTTCGTCGGCTACTCGCACGCGTCGTTGGGTAACGTTACGAGCGCTATCGTTGAAGGTCTGGCGCAGCACGGCTTCAGCCATCGTTGGGACACCGAGCAGCAGGGCAGCAACGTCATCGTCACGTGCATCCTTACGCACCGCATGGGCCACAGCGAGCGCACCACGCTGACCGCGGCAAAGGACGACTCGGGCAAGAAGAACAACATCCAGCAGATGGCGTCGGCCGTCACCTACTTGCAGCGTTACACGCTCCTGGCGGCGACCGGTCTGGCAACCAAAGAGCAGGACGACGACGGCGCCAAGGCCGAACTGGATACCGCTCTGGCCGACAAGTGGATTGCGCGCGTGAACGCTGCGCCGACCGATGCGGATGTGGTGGCCGTGTGGGAGGCTGGCATCGTGGTCATTGAGAAGGCCAAGGACCAGCACGCATACCGCGAGTTCAAGGAGGCGGTTGCAACTCGCCGCGCTGTTCTCGCTGGGGGGCAGCCATGAAGTTTATTACCTGCGCCCAAGGCACCCCAGAGTGGCACGCAGCCCGAGCCGGGAAAGTCACTGCAAGCTGCTTCGCCGACGCCATCAGCTGCTGCCAAAAGAAGTCTGGCACGCGCAATCCGGGCGACCCGACCGCGGTAGCCGAGCGATACGCTGCGGATCTGGCTATTGAGCGAGTCAGCGGCCAACCGCATGGCGAGCCGCCCAAAGCATGGATTCTCGAACGTGGGCACGAAATGGAAGCGCAGGCCCGGATGATCTATGAAGCGCGCACGCGTTCCTTCGTCACCGAGGCCGGTATCTGCCTGACGGACGATGGCGTTTTCGGCTACTCGAGCGACGGGCTCGTCGACGAAGACGGCCTCATCGAGATCAAGGCACCAATCGACAGCAGCAAGATTCTGGCGATGTTGCAGACCGGTGACACGTCGGAGTATGACCATCAGATGCAAGGCGGCATGTGGATCACTGGCCGGAAGTGGTGCGACTTCATCATGTACGTTCCGGACCTCGCCGTGGTCGGTAAGGACCTGTTCATCAAGCGCATCTACCGTGATGACGCATTCATCGACGCGATGGTCGAGAAGCTAGCCGAATTCGACAAGCTGGTCGGCCGCTACGAGGCAGTGTTACGCAGCGCTGTTGGCCGCGAGCCGATGCTGGAGGCAGCATGAAAGAGCTAGTACTGACCAAAGCCCCGGGCGGTGCCCTGGTTCCCGTCGATCCGCAAGCGACTGAGTACATCGCCAAGCTGAAGATCGGAGCCGGCGTGACGGCCACGGTTAAGCGGCATCGCAATCCGCGCTTTCATCGCAAATTTATGGCCTTGCTGAATCTGGCCTTCGACGCCTGGGAGCCGGTAGAGGCCACGTACAAGGGGCAGCGCGTAGGGAAGAACTTCGACCAGTTTCGGAGAGACGTTACGATCCTGGCCGGCCACTACGAAATGGCCGTGAACCTCAAGGGCGAGACGCGCCTGACGGCCAAGTCGATCAGCTTCGCGAACATGGACGAGGATGAATTTTCGGATCTTTACAACGCGGCCTGCAACGTGATCCTGCAGCGCATCCTGACCAACTACACCCGCGACGACCTCGACGCGGTAATCGACCGCCTGATGGGCTTCATCTGAAAGAGAGAGCATGAGCACACAAGAATTCGAGAGCCTGACTAACATGATCCTCACCGCCGGCCAAGACCTGCTCGACCGCAGCCAGACGGGCGCGGTGTTCCTTCCGCTCGACGAGGTGAACTATGTCGCGGTCGGCACGCTAGCTGGCATCTTGCACGTAGCGGGCAAAGAGTTCCCGGCAGACGCGAGCACGGCGGGGGCCACGCAGGGCGGAATCACGAGCCTCGAAGGGCTGACGCGGTACCGCGATCTCGGCGGCTTCGGAGTCACAGCGTCGGATGCAGGCCCTTACGTTCGATTCGAAGATGTCGAGAGTCTTCTCGCCTCTACTGCGGTAGAACAGAAAGAGCCCGCAGCGATCATCAAAGCAACGCAGGAATATCTGGTAGACGTTGTCCGCTCGTTTGGCGACGTGAACTGTGCCGCATACATCTCGACATGGCACAAGCCCGAAGTAATTGCAGCCGCCATTGGCGCATCCCAGGCCGCTCCAGCATCACCGGAGCATGCACACGCAATCCCGGCAGGCTGGAAGATGGTGCCGGTCGAGCCGACATACGACATGCTGATTAATGCCGATGCCAAAGTGGGCAATGTATCGTGGGACCACTCGCAATCCATCATCACCGACGATGAGGCCCGCACGGTCTGGAAGCAGATGATCGATGCCGCTCCCATCGCAGCAGCACCCGCTGCGCCCGAGCAGGACGAGGTGCGCAATCAGGCGCTGGAAGATGCGGCGCTGGCGGCCGAGAAGGTCCGGGACGAGTACAGCGAGCGACAGAGCGGCAAATGGCCCGAGCTGCGCGACGACGCAGAGACTGGCGCCGCTGCATGTGTTGACGCCATTCGTTCCATGAAGCGCCAACCAATCTCCGAAGGAGAGAAAGGCGGGGCGAGCGATGAGTGAACTGACGCCGGCGGAGGCGGCGGCAGTGCGCACGCTTCAGCGGTTGGCGAAAACATGGCCTGAATCGCTTTGGCTGTTCGCGGCGAATGGAACACTGAATGTCATGAAATGCGCAGCCGACGGAAGCCGTCAGGTGCTGCCGAATGATGGTTATGACGCAGATGCAGCCGTCACCCACATCAACATCGCCTGCGATGGCGGCGACTGGTAACGAAAGGACATCATGGAAAATAAGAACACCACCACCGGCATCGCCCTGGATCTTACCAAGCTGGAAGCACTGGCGCGCGCGGCAACGCCAGGACCATGGCACAACCATCCGATCAGCGATGACGACTGCTACACCGTTGGCCTGTCTGTGCATGCGGAAGCGGCCAAGTATCCCTTGATCGACGAGGACCACATGCCGGGCATGAAGGACGCGGAATTCATCGCCGCCGCGAATCCGGAAACGGTGCTCCAGCTGATCGAGCTTGCCCGCAAGGCCAGCGGGAGCGACGGAACAGCCGCTGCCGGGGCGGAAGGTCTGCCGATGTCGGACGCAGTTCGCAGGCTGACCGAGCGGCTAAAGTGGATGCTTGACGCCGATCAGTTCAGCAACGTCGAGCAGATGTTGCGCGCCATTGCTGATTCGTCGGCATGCACAAACTCTGGC